GTAATCAATCGTGTATACGGTAGAATTTGAATCGGATGCATCAGTAGTAGTAACTATAGATCATACAGAAATGCATGAAGATATTGAAATGGTTTATGCAGAGAATGGCACAGTGTATATCAGACAGTACGATGAGTTGATGGATGAGTATCAACTACTATACATGAGCCATCAGCAATGGCAGGATTTAATCGCAGGTTATAGATCACCTGAAGGTTCGTTCTACTTGACACAGAAAAAGAAAGGGGATAGAGGAGATGGCAACAGGAGATAATCCACACTTAGCTTGCCCGTTTACTGATTGCGGATCAAGTGATGCTTTCAATTGGAATGATGATGGCTTTGGTCAGTGTCATTCATGCAGTAGGGCTTACCCATCCAAGGGTATGCCTGAGATATATGAATGGGTACAGAGTGAGTACCCGCTAAAGGAAAGGAAGAAGCCTATGGAGATACCCATCACGGGTGGCACTTACGAGAACATCAGGTCTATTGATGCTGATGTATGTGAGATGTATGGCATACAGTTACAGACAGGTGCTAAGGGTGAGCCAGTGCGCTATGCCTACAAGTACCCACACACAGTCAAGTATAGGCTAGTGTCCGACAAGTCTAAGTCTTGGACTAAGGACAGAGGCATGGGCATGAACCATTTGTTTGGCCCAGAGTTCAATGCTGGTACAAGCAATCGTATCTACCTGACTGAGGGTGAGTTCGATGCTGCCTCACTGTATCAGATACTAGGTAAGACTTATCCAGTTAAGTCACTGCCCAGCGCATCTATCGGTGAGAAGTTTATCAAACACAATCACCTCTATCTGTCGTCATTCAAAGAGATAGTATATGCTGGTGAGCTAGACGAGGCAGGACGTAGGGCAGCTGACAAATTATACTCAGCCTTCCCTGATAAGTTCTGGTATGTACCGATGTCTAAGTACAAGGATGCCAACGAGTTCCTTGAGGCAGGTGATGCTAATGATCTGATGTGGGCGGCACGTAAGCCACAGAGATACTCACCAGAGAACTTCTTCTGCTCTGATCAGGATGTTGAGGATGCAATCCTTAATGAGAACCCCTATGAGTATGTACCAACAGGACATGCTGGACTTGACGATAAGATCAGGGGTATGGTTAAGGGTGGCCTTACATTCATCAAGGCACCCCGTGGTACGGGTAAGACAGAGGTGATACGATACTTTGAGACAGGTCTACTACGTGATGAAGATAGCCGTGTTGCTATGCTACACATGGAGGAAATGAAGTCGACTACCTATCGTTCAATGGCGACATACCATCTAGGTATCAACGTCAGGACTAAGGATGATGCCAGAGAGAACAACGTCTCTGAGGCTGACGTACTCAAGGCTGCTAAGGAAGCTACCAAAGCTGAACGTACTATCATCTTTGAGATGATGTCGCATGATGATCCACTCAAGTTGCTAGACTATGTAAGGCTTGCAGCTACAGTGTATGGTGCCAGCTTCATCTTCATTGACCATGTTCAACGCTTGGCCTACCTATCTAACTCAGGTGTGGATGGTGCTACCAGTACGTTGACCACACTAGGCTCACGTATGGCACAGCTTGCTAAGGAGTTGAGCATAGGTGTTGTATTTATATCTCAGGTCAATGACGATGGACGTACAAAGTATGCTGCCTCCCTTGAAGAGGAAGCAATAATATGTATTAAGCTAGAGCGTGACATAGAAACTGAGGATGAGATCTTAAAGAACACTACAACCTTTATCGTTGATAAGAACAGGCCATTCGCTAAGCTAGGCAATGCAGGTTCAGTGTACTACGATCCAGACACTACGATCCTTTCTGAAGATGCACCTTATGTAAGGAGTGAGATGGCAGCATGATAGTATTCGATGTAGAAGCAGACAATCTCTTAGATGATGCTACTAAAATACATTGCCTATCCTATACTGCCGATGGCTCGGAGTTTACTACTCTAGTAGACTATGATGATATGCGTGAGCTTATCTTATCTCAACGTGGTTTGATTGGTCACAACATTGTTGGCTATGATGTACCACTACTTGAGAAGATACTAGGCATAGAGATCAAGGCCAGACTATTTGATACCCTGTCTATGTCTTGGGTTCTTAACTACAACAGAGCTAAGCATGGGCTTGATAGCTTTGGCGAAGACTTCGGCATACCTAAACCTGTAGTAGATGATTGGTCTGATCAGGATATACAAGTGTATATACATCGTTGTGAAGAGGACGTTAAGATTAACTGGGCCTTGTGGCAAAACTTGTTACAACGATTCAAGTTCATCTACCAAGATGATAGGCTACTGGATAAGTTCTTTCGGTACTTACAATTTAAAATGTCTTGTGCTGCAACAGCAGAGCAGGTTGGCTGGCGTCTTGATAGGCAGTTAGCTGAGGCTAGTATCAACACACTAGTACAACAACAAGAAGATAAGATAGAAGAGCTTAAGTCTGTGATGCCTAGACAACAGGTCACTACTGTCAAGCGTAAGCCTAAGTCTTGTTTCAAACAGGATGGCTCAGCTTCAGCACATGGTGAGAAATGGTTCTCTCTGCTTGCAGAAAAGAACTTGCCTAATCATTACGACAAAGAGATTACTGTCGTGAAGGGTTGGAAAGATCCTAACCCTAAGTCCTCACCACAGGTTAAGGATTGGTTATTCTCATTAGGTTGGGAGCCATGTACTCACAAGTATGAGAGAGATGAGGAGGGTAAAGAAAGAACGATACCTCAAGTGCGTAACGATGGAGAGCTTACTAGTTCAGTTAAGCTTCTTGTCGATGAGCATCCAGCAGTGGGTGTACTTGATGGTCTTACTGTTATACAACATAGGCTATCTATCTTCCAAGGATTCATTGAGTGTGAACGTAATGGTTACGTTAAGGCAGGTATTGCTGGCCTAACTAATACACTACGGTTCAAGCACAAGAAACCCTTGGTCAATCTACCTGGGGTTGATAAGCCTTGGGGTAAGGAAGTACGTGGTTGTCTGATTGCAGATGAAGGCTTTGTACTATGTGGTGCTGACATGACATCCCTAGAGGATACTACCAAGCGTCACTACATGAAGCCTTATGATCCAGACTATGTAGAAGAGATGGCTAGGGAGGGATTCGATCCTCACCTTGACCTCGCTAAACATGCTGGTGCAGTTACCCAATTACAGATAGACAAACATAACTCAGGGGAAATATCTCTGAAGTCTTTGCGTAAGAACTACAAGGTAGTGAACTACTCTGCTACCTATGGTGTAGGTGCAGCTAAGCTATCACGTACTACAGGAATGCCAATACCTCAGGCGTCTTCATTGCTTGAAGCGTATTGGAAACGTAACTGGTCTGTCAAAGCTTTCTCTGAGGCCCAGAAGATACGGAAGATTAATGGTGAGATGTGGGTACAAAACCCAGTCAGTAAGTTCTGGCACAGCCTTCGTTATGAGAAGGATGTATTCTCCACCCTCAATCAATCAACTGGGGCTTACTGCTTTGACAAGTGGGTTGCATACTACAGAACTAAACGTCCTAATATCTTAGGACAATTCCACGACGAATCAATCAACCAAGTAAGGGAGGGTAGTGAGCAAGAACATTCGTCTATCCTCCAATGGGCGATTGAAAAAGTAAATCAAGACCTTAAATTAAATGTTGATTTAGGTATTGACATACAGTATGGTAAAACATACAGTAATATTCATTAACATATGGAGGGCCAGATGGCTACACGGATAGTAAAATTAACAGGCATTGCGGAATGGGCTAAAGTCTTTGAGGAGAATCGAGACTTACTTGGCTATGAGGGTGCCTATGCTGAACATGGCGGTGGCTGTGTCATTGATGTTATCTTAGATGAAGATAACCTTACGAAGCTAAAGGCTTCTCGTTCTATTAAGAAGGGTAAGCCTGACCTAGAAGGCCGTGGACACACGGTTAAATTCCTGCGTAAGTTTGCTACAGGAAAAGATTGGGACAGTGGTGCGCCTGTAGTTCTTAAGGCTGATGATAGTCCTTGGGATTACAATACTGATGGCACCATTGGTAACGGATCTATTGTAGAGGTAACTCTCTGCGTCTACGATACAAGTAGAAAAGATATTGTTGGAACACGTTTGGATAAGGTTAAGGTTATGGAACTCGTTGAGTATGTTCCTGACACAGGTGAGTCTCCTCCACCTGTAACTGAGTCTAAGACTGTGGCGAAGGACGAGGTATTGTTCTAGCCTACTAGTGGGGTGGGTATTTACTTTCCTTTTCTACCTGCCCCACATTTTATTTAGGAGTTGTTATGCAAAAAATAAAAGATATGTCCAATGAAAGATACCATTCAATAGATGGTATATCTTCAAGTGCTGTGAAAGCAGTCTATAAGAAATCTCTAGCCCACTGGAAGGGACAGAAGATTGCTCAGTCTGCAGCATTTGCAATGGGTAATGCTGTCCATGCAAACTTGTTGGAGGCTGATAGAAAATTAGTAATCAAAGGTCCAAAGACTAAGGCTAGTGCTGCCTTCAAAGACCTGAAAGAAAACTTAACTGAAGATCAGGTACTCTTAACTGAGGTAGAGTTCAACGTAGCTAACTGTATTACTAGAGGTGCATTAGGTAATCCTATATGTGCTGATGCTTTGAATCATCCTGAGAGAGTAAACGAGATTAGTATTTTCGTAAAAGATCCAGTGTCAGGGCTGATGCTTAAGACAAGACCAGACCTAATGATTGAGTCTAATAAAACTGTGTACGATGTAAAGACTACACAAGATGCTAGTCCAAAAGGTTTTCTAAGCGAGTGTGTAAAGTATGGTTACTTTCTTCAAGGTGCCCATTATGTTTATACATGTAAGCTTGCTGGCTATGATGTAACTGATTTTGCATTCATTGCTTGTGAGAAGTCAGCCCCTTTCATATCACATCTACATGTGATGGGTGCAGAGGTAATGAAGTGGGCTACTGTTGAGCTTCACAAAACTCTAGCTGTTATTGCAAAGGCAGATAAAGAAGTAGACTACAGTACAGGTTGGGGTGACTACACTGTCATGGAAAAACCTTCATGGCTATGATCAGTCATGACTAGAGCAGCCAAGGCCAAGGGCAGAGGTGGTCAGCAAGAAGTCAGGGATAAGTTACTTGAAACATTCCCTGAGTTCGAGGCTGATGACATCAAGTCTACAACTATGGGAGATACAGGTGAAGACATCCAGCTATCTCCCTTAGCCAGAAAGACATTGCCTATTAGCATTGAAGTTAAGAGGCGTAAGGCTGGTATGAAAACTGCCTACGATTACATAGAACAAGCTGGCAACCACGGCAAAGGTGAGCCAGTAGTTTTTTACAGATCTGATAGACAACCTTGGATTATTATGGTAAGCATGGATCATTACATGGAGCTACTAAGGAACTGGAAGAAATGAGTTTAAAAATTTGGGATGTATTAGAAGGTCCAATATCAAGGGATGATTGTCCCCATAGTGATGAGTGGCCTGATGGTTCTAACTACAGTATCCTCTGTCGAATAGAGGAAGACGGTGAAGTCTTTAACAGTGAATTTTATTTTGAAGAGTACGACGATGCATATGATTGGAAGAGTCACTTCGAAACAAGCATTGATCCTATAATAATTAATACAGATATAAATCATACTTGACTATACTTATCGTTTCAATATAACTAAGGACTTTCACTGTGAGATTTGAATTAAATCTAACCATAGACGTTGACCCTAAAGCAAACTTCTTAGAGGTTGACCCTAACTATAATCTTGCTGTACTAGGTGAGGTAATCCGAGATCATCTGTATGATATAGATGATATAAAAGTAACTGAATGTGAGGTAACAAAAAATGACTAAAGTATTTCTTGACGATAAAGAATATGACAGCGAAGATTTTAATGAGACACAGACCAATGATCTTAACATTTTAAATGTTGGTACAAACTCTGTTGCTTTGTTGGATCATATCTTACAATGCGTAAAGGCTATTCAACAAATGAAAACAAATGAGTTGAGAAAGTCTTTGGTTGGTGATGATGATAGTCAGGAAGAGTTAGATCTGTGATGAACATAGTGGATCTAAAAACTATGGGATACTTTGATTCATTAGACTCAGACAAAGATCTTTTGTTGGCGTATGCTACTTGGGTTGAAGATAAGATTTTTACTAAACGTGAGGAACGTCTCGTAGAAAATACACTAGGTCTTGTTGGTGAAGCTGGAGAGGTAGCTGAGAAAGTTAAGAAGCTTATCAGAGACAAGTCCAGGTTCACCAAAGAAGATATTATTAAAGAGCTAGGGGATGTAGTGTTTTACGTCACAGCCTTAGCCAACTACTACGGGTCTGATCTACAAGAAGTAATTGAGGGGAACGTAATTAAGTTAGACGGGCGTGAAGCCAGAGGAACATTAAAAGGAAGCGGAGATAATAGATGAGTAACCTACTACCTACAGACTATCAATCTTTTATACACAAGTCACGTTACGCACGATGGCTTGATGAAGAGGGCAGGCGTGAGACATGGACTGAGACAGTAACACGTTACACTGATAACATAGTAAGGCCAGCTCTTGAGAAGGCTAATTTTACTGTGCCTAAGATGACTAAGTTAATAAAAGAGATAGAGGATTCCATCCTAAGTCTTGGTGCAATGCCTTCTATGAGGGCAATGATGACAGCTGGTCCAGCATTTTTTCGTGACAATACAGCGGGTTATAATTGCTCATACCTACCAGTAGATGATATCAAATCATTCGATGAGGCTATGTTTATCCTCCTCTGTGGTACTGGTGTTGGCTTCAGTGTAGAACGGCAATTCATCAGTCAACTTCCAGATGTGCCAAAGCTCTTTGAGAGCGATACTACAGTAGTCATCAGGGACAGTAAGGAAGGTTGGGCTAAGGGTCTTCGTCAAGTGATTGCACTCCTATACAGTGGTGAGATTCCTAAGTGGGATACTAGCAGAGTTAGACCTGCAGGTGCAAGGTTAAAAACATTCGGTGGTAGGGCATCAGGCCCAGCACCATTGATTGATCTGTTTAACTTTGTCAGTCACACGTTTAAAGAATCACAAGGCCGTAAGCTATCATCCCTTGAGTGTCACGACATCATGTGTAAGATTGGTGAGGTAGTTGTAGTAGGTGGTGTACGTAGGTCAGCTATGATCAGTCTATCAAATTTATCTGATGATCGTATGCGTCATGCTAAGTCAGGCAATTGGTGGGAGAACAATCCACAACGTGCCTTATCTAATAACTCTGTGTCGTATACTGAGAAGCCAGATGCTGTATCATTCTTACGTGAGTGGCAAGCACTAGTAGAGAGTGGCAGTGGTGAACGTGGTGTCTTCAATCGTGAGGCTTCTAAGAAGCAAGCAGCTAAGAATGGTAGACGAGATTCAGACTATGAGTTCGGTACGAACCCTTGCAGTGAGATCATCTTACGACCAAATCAATTCTGTAATCTTACGGAGATTGTAGTACGTTCTACTGACGACATCCAAAGTCTTTCAGAGAAGGTTCGTATAGCTACCATCCTTGGTACTATCCAATCTACCTACACAAAGTTTCCTTACTTGCGTAAGATATGGCAGAAGAATACAGAAGAAGAACGTTTGTTGGGTGTGTCTTTGACTGGTATCATGGACAACCCTTTAATGACCACAGAAAATGAGGGGTTAGATAAAACTCTTGAGTACCTTAAATCTATATCCATTGCTACTAATGCTAAGTGGGCTAAACTGCTTGATATTCCTGTTGCTGCTGCTATCAGTTGTGTCAAACCTAGCGGAACGGTATCGCAGTTGGTTGACTCCGCTAGTGGAATACACGCTCGTCACTCAGCCTATTATATTCGTACTGTTCGTGGTGATAATAAAGACCCACTAACAAAGTTTATGAAAGACCAAGGTGTACCTAGTGAGCCAGATGTAATGAAGCCAGACCAGACTACTGTGTTTAGTTTCCCTCAGAAGTCTCCTGACAACGCAGTGGTTACTGCTGACATGAGTGCGATAGACCAACTTAATATGTGGTTAGCTTATCAGAGATCGTGGTGTGAGCATAAGCCATCAGTGACAATCAACGTCAAGAAAGATGAGTGGTTTGAGGTAGGTGCATTTGTTTACAAACACTTCGATGAGATGTCAGGTGTATCTTTCCTACCATTCCACGAGCATACCTACCAGCAAGCACCTTATCAAGATTGTTCTAAGGAAGATTACATATCCTTATTATCTTTCATGCCTAAGAGTATTGACTGGACATCACTATCAAACTATGAGAAAGAAGATAATACAGCAGGCAGTCAGACACTAGCATGTTCTGGTGATTCCTGTGAAATCGTAGACCTAGTATAAAGGAACTAAACCATGAAGCCAGTACGTAAAAGTTTTAACCGTGCCTTGTATCAAGCTTATGATAAGAAAGCTAAGGACACTTTGGTTAGTCTATTAGAAAGTAAAGGTCACACTATTGTCAACACTGAAGAGAACTACTTTGTAGATGTAGTATCTCAGAAGGATGGCTACACATACTTCAATGAGGCTGAGGTTAAGGTAGCTTGGACAGAGGACTGGCCTGCACATTGGGCAGAGATTCGCATACCTGAACGCAAGCAACGACTACTAGATAAGTATGATGGTACTAATGGTGTGTTAAACTTCTACGTATTCCGTGAAGACTTAAAGCAAGTCTGGCGTATCAAAGATACTCTACTAACTAAAGAAAGCCTAGCTGAGGCTAAGGGTAGGTACATACAGAAAGGTGAGTTGTTCTTTCACATACCCTACACATCAGCTGAGTTGGTAAACACATGAGTGACTTTGATCCAGTAGACAAGCCTGCCCATTATAACATGGGCGGGATAGAGTGCATTGATTATATTAAACAGGTGGTAGGTCTTGATGGTTTCATTTCCTACTGCCACGGTAACATGATTAAGTATCAACATCGTTACCGCTACAAAGATAACCCTATGGAGGATATGAAGAAGGCAGCATGGTACTTAAATAAAATGATTAAGGCTTTAGAAGAAAAAAATAAGTAAGGGTAAACTATGGGCAGACCAACCAAAAGATCCAAGAATAACTTACCGCCTCTTGAAGCAGAGGCAAAAGCTTACGTAAAGAAGAAACGACCACGAGCAAAACCCTTGACCAGTCGCAGGTATCTAGCAGGACAAGCCTTAGCTGGACTACTTGCAAACGGTAAGGGTTCTGTTCGTGTTGAAGATATAAAGAGAGAGGCCTATAACTGGGCAGACATCATGGATGATGACGAAGAAGATTAGAGGGGGTTAACAGCCCCCTTACTACATATTTATCTTTTGTTCTTGCACTGCATTCAGCTGCATAATTTCTTGCTTTCTTTCTAACTCTTGAGTTATAGTTTCTGAGTCGTTAATATATTCGTCAACAGAATTAAACTTACCGCCTGATGCATGGTCTACAGATCTTTCAGTTACGCCTGGTAATGCTTGATTCATCTCAATGTGAAAAGCATTTCTAATATAAGAAGCTGCAGCCTTTGGACTTTTATTACTAAGCTCTTCAAAGTACCTCTCATAAAATGCTTCCATAGCTGTAATTTTTTGACCTACAAATTGCTTTAACAACATGGCTTGTTCATCTGAAGAAGCTTCACTAAACATTATTGCATTATTAAATTCTACTAATGGTTCAGATATGTATTTTTCAAAGTCATTGTTTAAAGTTTTAGATAATCCATACCTTACTAAAATATCTAATGATGGATTTTTAATTCGACTTTTTCTATAGAGTAAAAATTCTTTTAAGTTAAGATTGTTAATATTTTTTTGTAATGTGTTTGGAGCTTTTTTACTTTCAATACCTAACAATTGTTTTGTAATAGGATCTCTGGATCTTACTGGTCCACCACCAATAGGATCATAAAGAACTGTAGATTTTCTACCGTCAAGAGACTGAGTGTATTGTACTAGATCTGTTTCAGGTAAAAAACGAACAAGTCTATTTATAGATTCAGTATCTGTAAACATAGCATAAAGTAAATTATATTCTTTTTGTGTACCATTACCTAGCATTAAGTCTCTAGTATAAGGAACATAACTTGCTTCAGGATTTACTTGCCCTTGTAAATCTTTAACTGGTGTAATAGGGTATGTAAAAGTAGCTATAACATCTGCCATTCTTCTAGCTATAGGTTCAAAGCTACCTTCATCAAAAGCTTTTTGAGTATCAGAAATTAATCCTGCATCAAAACCCATGTTACCTAAACCACCAGCAACATCTAAAGTAGCTCTTGCAAGTTCACTTGTCTTTGGCATAGGTAAATCATAGTGATAACGTACAATAAGATCACCAAGTAATTCATGAGCAGCTAATGCACCTGCTACACGACCTAACTTTTTAGTCTGACCTTCCTCTCCAAATTGCATATCAGAAAAAGCAGTGTTCATGCTAACTGCTTTGCCGTTTTCATCAAATTCAACTTGAGAAGCACGAGCATATACAGCACCTGATATTAAAGATATGCCAGTCATTTGACGTGCTATTCTTTCTGTAGGATCTTTTAATGTTCCTGCATAAACTTTATCAAAGTTTTTTCTTCCTCCAGTAATAAAAGCAATTGGAGTGTAGTCATTAATAAACTCTATATGATTTGCTACATACCTTGGAAAGGGCATACCTAATAATCCCGATACAAAGAACGGGGCTTTCTTATGCAAGTTAATAACTGCACGAGGTATACCTAGAGCATCATCTTCCTTATATCCTTTTTGAAACACAAAGTCTAAACTATCGTATACAGCTTTATCTCTCATAGCTTGATCAGGCAAATCTAGTAGGCTATTGTTCTTACTTAAAAATCCTCTTAATCCATCCTCACCACTTTCAATTAACTGTCTATCAAGTGATGCATAGAAGGCTGCTTGTTTAAACCTTGAGTCAACAGCAGAGTTTGTAAGGTTTACAAAAGATCCAATCTTTCCAACAGTAGTATCAGAACCAACAGAAACTTCAGCTCTATTTATGTCGTAGAATATTTTCTGATATTCCTCTGGAAAATCTCTCTTGTACATTTCTTTTATTAGTAATGCATCTTGTTTATTCCAAGACATACTTCTTAAACCAGAAGTAACAGCACGAAAATTACTTATGGGTACTTTACCTGTGGTTGCAGCGGTATATCCAGTACGAAGTGTTTGTCTAAAGACCTCATCTACTACATCAATACCTATACGTGCTGTAGAAAACATAGCATTAGCTGCGGTTGTACCTAATTGAGATGTCATAAACGCAATACGTACTGAGTCAGCCTGTCGTAATGCTTCTATAGCTGTTCCAAAAGCATTTCTTTCAACACCTATAGTAGCAGATACTTCTTTAGCTAACCTATCATTGTATACACCAACACCTTGATCAGATAATACTTCTATCTTATTTAGTATATCACTTAAGTCTGACTTCTTAATTAACTTAGCAACTTGACCAGCAGCACCTAGAGTTCTACCTGCTTCAGATAGGTCTGATAAAAATACATATCCAAATTCTTCTCTGGTAAGTCCATAGGTGTCAATTATTTTGTCTATAGTTTTTGTATTTATTACCCCATCGTCCATAGCTTGTGCTAAAGCAGTGCTTATTCTCTCACCTTCTTTTAGTTTAATTTTTTCTGAAACCTCAAGAGCAGCAGCAGTAATGCCTTGAAGGGTATGACGTGAAAGTCCTGTAGTAACATTTATGTTTGGACCTTCAGTAAGAATATTTTCTTTTATATCTAAACCTTCAGCAACTTTCTTAGGGTTAAGAGGATTCTTTTTAACATCTCTTTGACCTAGAATATCTACTAAACCATTCATCTTATTCAGTATGTTATTAACTTTTTTCCTACCTTGCGCAGTAGATCCAACCTTACTTAATTTTTTTACTGCTACCTTAGCAATCTTCTGTTTACTAGCAGCAATATTAGAAGACTGTTTCATTAAGTTTATAGCTACTTGATCAGATTGTTTTGTACTTAAACCCCTAGAAAACCCACCTATAGTACCACCAAAGCCTGCACTTAAACCAACTGTAAAAGCTTTTTCTCCTAGAGACATACCTTGATAGTCTTCAATTGTATTTTCTCTAGCACTTTCCTGTACTTCAACTTGACCTGCTGTTAATGCACCCTCAACAACTGCTGTTTTAACAAATCCCTTTGCTGCTTCCTTTGCAAATTCTTTAGACATAAGACTTTTAACTGCAGCCCTTGTAGCCAGTTGAGTTGCCTTAGTTGCAGCCATTGCTCCAAACTTAGAGTATCCACCTGTAAAGACAGAAGCTAAGGTTGCAGGTGAGGTAAGGATAGCTTCCCCATAATCAAATACGCCTGCCGTAATACCCGTACCTACACCATCTACTTTATCCCAAGTTTCCATGAGACGACCAAAGGCTAGTCTATCTGTTTCTCTGGCAGTTGTATCTTTAGCAAAAGATAAATCTCTCAGTGCAGTAACTTCATTAGCATCTTGACCACGCATATGTTCAACGTACTCGTCAACCATAAAGTCAACACCACCCTCACGTAGCTCATCAATACTAAAATTTATTCTTTCGCTAGATAAGAAACGAACTAAATCTTTTTGGAAATCTTTATTTTCTTTTAGATCTTCTACAGTAGATCCAGAAAGATTGTCTAAATAACTACTCATTTATTTCTTTCAACTTTTTGTATAAAATCAAAAGCACTTTGATCTTTTTCATCCGTATTAAAATTTCCACCCATCGCAGCACCAATTCCACCTGCTGGAGTTGTAGGAATGTTTCCTGCTCCATCACTCTTCTCTTGTGCTTTTTTCTGCAGTGCACGTGCCGCCTCCATAGCAGCTAATTTTCCTTGTTGAATAATTTCTGAATCATTAAGATTACCAGAATATCTCTGGAGTTTATTTATTGTGTCTTGTATTGAGGTCTCAAGTAATTCTTGTATATCTATAGGATCTACTGGACCTTTTATTTTTGTTGCATCTATCGAACCGAAAGGCATACCAACATCATCTCTCGAAAATATTTGACCTACATGAACAGTAATGGCATCTTTATATTGGGCAGTAATTTTATTAGTTTGATCTGAACTAATTTCTTGACTACCTGAAGTAAGACTTCCTATGGGTGATAATGCAATAGTTGGCTTAGGTAAATTTAATCCAGCAATAGCTCTGGCTACATTTTCATTAAAGTCTCCTGGAACAATACCGCTTTCCAGAATGTTAAAAGAAATTTGTTGTAAAGCAGCATACTGACCATCTTCTTTTGATTGATCTTCACCACTAAGTAATGCAGTTTGAAGAGCAAGAGCTACTGCCTGAGGAGATTTTTCGTCACCTAAAATAGATTCTACATGTTTAACAACACTTTTAATCCAAGTTTTAGATAGAGTACCATCAAGAACTCTTTTATCATATACTTTTATCATACCTGGAGCTTCACCACTACCAATAATATAGTCAGCAGCTGTACTACCTAAGTTCATTTGTAAAAGTTTTGCTTTCATCTTTGCTTTTTCTTTAGCACCGACATTTCTTTTATTATTAGCTTCTGAATACAGCGACATCCATTGCAATGCCCTATCTCTTTCTGCAGCACTAAATTGGTTCTCTAATAATTTCATTCTTCGTTCTGCAATATCTTGTGTAGCTAGTCTAGCTTCTTTTAATTCGTAATTAGCTTTAGATTTTTGATAGCCTGTCGCCCAACCCATTATGCAATCCTCCGTGACATAAGACCTTTTGGTTCTTCTTCAGTTTCTTCAACAGGCATCTCTGAGTTAGTCATTTCTTTTTCTGTACCTTTTAATGGAGACAAATTAATTTCTCCAGTCTTTTCCATTTCTTTAATAATTTTATCTGCCTTAGTACTTTCAATTCTATAGTCTAAATCTTTTTGATCTTCTTCATCTTCTTCTTCAAGCCCCTCATTAAAATCAATACCAACAGCTTTAGCTCTACCTACAATTAACTCATGTATAATAGGGGCAATAATTAAACTAACATCAATACTGTGACGACCATCTGCAACAGCAGTACGAAGAAGACCCTCTGTTAAAGTAACAACATCTAAACCTAACTCAAGTAACTCAAAGATAGCTTTAAACTTTTTGGGATCATTTAGTCTTGTTATGTGCCACATTACAGCATCTTCTGGTGCAGACATTTCTGGTGGATTTTCCCAAGCTGAATTTTTAACTTCTGAAGTTAAAGACTGACCTGGTATAGGTGCATTAAACATTACTTACGCCTCCTAACAATTCAGCAAGAGTTTTATTATCAGCATAGATTTTATTAAAAAGACTACCTAAAAAATCCTCGTCCATTTCTTCTTTAGTTTGTTCACGTCTTGGTACTAAGGCTAAACCAGAGGATTTAGATGCGTCATCATCTTTGCCAACAACAACACCTTTAAATTTATAAACAGGCCCAAGACTTTGTTCTGCTTCTTTTCTTGCAGTTAACAGTGTTTTTATATACGCAGATTCTAATTTTCGTGCCATAGTTTTTCCTATTGTTTTTTATTTTTATATCTTATTTAAGTTTTTAACGATCTAAAACAATATCCCAGATGGTTGTATACAGATTATCTTCTTCAGTTTGATCTCTAGCAATCTGTGCGTCAAGCAGTTTTTTATCCATAACCAATAGTTCAAGGCCACGGGCTTTTGCAGATTCAGTAGCTTTGTATGCAAAGTCCATTAGATCTCGTTCACGTTGCCATATAGTATCTATAGTTTTTTGAGTCATGTTATTTACTTCTAAAGCAAAAGCACTGTTAATTTCATTTTGAGCAGAGGTATCTAACGTCGAACAGTTTTGTTTCCATTTTGCATTTGCTTGAGCTATAACAAGAGTATTACCAGCTTCAAATATTTCACGTTGATTTTGAATACTTACATCAAATTGAGAGGCTGCATTTTCTGCACCAGCATTGTATTGTGCAATTGCATTTGATTGATTAGCATTAAATTGTGAAATGTTTGAGCTTAATGTTGCCATAAATTGATTAGTTTGATTTTCGGATGAAGCGTTAAACTGAGCAGCAGCATTTACTGCAGCGGCATCTGTTAGCAATGACTGCTGTATAGCTTGACCTTTAAATATTGCAACTTGCTGTTGGTTAGATAAATTAGTTATATCCATCTGTAAGAAAGCTTGAGCATTAACTACAGCTGCTTGCTGTCTATTAGTCAAGTTAGTCATATCCATAGATGCTATAGACGCTGCATTTTGTAGTGTTGCCGCTTGCTCTGCGTTAAGTTCTGCCAGTCCAATTGTTTTCATTAAATCGGAGTTATGAATCTTAGCTTGCTCTGCTGCTGTAAACGTAAGGTTGTTAGCTTCAGCAAAACGAGCAGCATTAGTTATAGAAACCTGTTGTTTATTGTCAATCTTTTTACCTTGGAGTGCAGCTTCTAGTTGAGCATTAGCTATGTAAGCTTGTTGTTTAGCAGATAGGTTAGCCAAGTTAACTTGCATCTCATTGGCATTGTCTTGCAAGATACCTTGCTGTCTATTATTTAAATTAAGA